ATGGATGGCCAGTATGAACAGCTTTGTATAAGACATCTTCACGGGAATCTTCTAGTTCCCAATACCGAGACATTGTTTTACCTGTTGATGATGGTCTACGGGTTTCATTTCCATCGAGCATACGATGGGCAGTAGATAACATTTGTCCTGATTCGATAATCATTTTTACAACATGCTTATCGCAATGCCATTCGGCAGCCTCTTGAGGATCTGGTGATAGTGCAAATATGTTCATTAGGGATATATACTACCCTATTTTTAGCCGATTGTACACTATAAAATTTCAGGAAAGCAAGCTTCCACTAAACTTTTTGTGATTTTAGAGTATTTTTTCATATGAAGAGTCGTGATTGTGCCGTCTTTTGCTGCACAAAGAATATTTGCATCCTCTTCACTAATCTGTTCAAGAATTCCAATAAAGATTTTTTCTTTACGCATTCTAGAAACGTTTGATTCTTTTACACAATTGCCGATTGGTTTAAAGGCATTTGAAAGTGAAGAGGGCTCTCTTCCTTCTGGACAAGCTTCAAATGGAGGCCTTCCGGAAGGAAGATCCAATTGAATTTTATCATTGTAGCAAAGCTGCAAAACAGTCTTAACCTGCTTAAATGCGTTCTCTTTCAAATAAGAAACGCGATCTTCTCTATTTTCGAGTTTACACACTTCCTCGAATATTTCATATATGTATTTTTGCATAATATTTTAACCTTTTGGGAAAAAGTCTGTCACTGAATTAATTAACATGCTGCAACGTTTTTCAATGAGATAAGGCAGAACATTTCCCCTATCTTTATTTGTCTGTAAATTATATTTATCAGAAATATTTTCTTTAATATCTTGTGGAATACAATCTAAATCAATAACCTTTTTATTACGGCAATAATTGCGATATGTTTCATGACCCATCATTTCTAGCAATTCACCTTCATCTTTAGCACCATACCATTCCTGGATTTTTTTAGCTCGCATTGGTTTTTGACGAATGCCTTCTGTAAAACTATCGTCAGAACTTAGGATATTTGGTACACCATCACTTGAATCGCCTCGACAAATATGGTCAAACTTATAAAAATCTGGGTCATCGACTTTTACGAAGTCCCTTTTCATAGGACTAAACTGTTTAACATTTGAATAGCGATGGAGCTGAAAGAAATCTTTATCAGAAGAAACAATCATGACTGGTTCGTTTTTTCCGAATTCTTGGGTAGATTCTACAAGCTGCGCTATAACATCATCCGCTTCAGCACGGTCTGCGATAACTACAGGGTAATGCATTTTTTCTGAAATTTCATCTCGTACTGTGTTAATGAGATTAAAAAAGTGACCCCAATCAAGAGGAGATTCTTCGCGATTTGATTTACGCTTTGCTTTGTATTGTGGAAATGCTTCTTTCCGCCAGGAAGAACTGTCGCACGCAATAACCATTTCGCCATATTCATCACGAAATTTTGTGTTATACATTCTGATTCGATTAAGAATCATATGTCTGATGAGTGGTTCTTCGATTTCTTCCGGCCGGTCTTGTGAAAAAATCGACGCGATTGCAATTCCTGAGTAGTCAGCTATAATCATAGTATTTTTTTGGTATGAGATTATTATACCACAAAAATTAGATATTGTAAATACTATTTTTTCTTAATTACGTGCTTTCTGTGAATACGTCCTCCGATAAAAGCATTATAATATTCGTCAGGTTTAAATAAAACATCTTTATCAATCTGTTCTTTCATTTCGAAATAGTTCAACTGACCTGATGAAACACACAATTTCAATATGGTTCTTTTAAACCTCACACCACCAAACTCTTCTACTAGAGTTTTTACCTCTTTATTTGATCCATAATAATTTTGCCAATCAGACTCTTTTATTGATCTCCTTTTATTCTTTTTTCCCTTCAAAGGAGGTTTTGTAACTTTTTTCCAAAAGTTCTTTTTACCAATATATTTTTTATTATTATGTAAATCAGTTATTTCATAAACAAAACCATGATAGTCCTCAATCATATCAGAGGTAAACTCTTTGTCATTATAAATCCACATAAAATTATTTATTCACCCACTCTTTGAAAGATAGAAGCTTTCGTGATGAAATAATTTCAAAGAATGTCTTTGAGTCTGGACCACTCAAGCGATTGTAGTCAAACTTAACAGATGAATAGATCGGACGATAGTGTAATGATCTTTCTTTTGGAATGAGAAGTAATTGACCTGTTGTGACCATATCACCTTTTTTAACATCACCAATTCGAATTGGATTCATAAAAACATCATCGTCTGGACACTTAGCTAATCGATTAACCATTTCACCTGGATCAACGATTTCCTTTTGCATCGATTTAAGAGCATATTCCAATCTCTTTTCACTACTCTTACGTGCCCTAACTAATCTCTCGTCTTCTGGGTTTGGATGATAACCAAGCTGTGGCATCATAATCCCGTGATTTGTTCTGCACGAACAAGTGTCTTTATTTGGATCTAATTCTTTGATCTCGTATTTGTATTCACGGGGATTATCCTTTGTGGAATCTTCTTTTCTTATAGTAAATCCACCTTCGAGAATGTAGCATTCTTTCTCATTAAAGATATATGTTGCTCCTGCAAGATTAGCACCAATTAATATCTTAAGAGCTTGCTTGGGTGTCTTTTCTAAAAGTGCTTTACGAATAGCTCTACCGTCTGGTGAATAGAAACCAACTTGATTGCGTTTATTCTTCCTTTTAAGAATAATTTTATCGCCTTCTTTTTCGTCGCTCTTTACAGAAAATGATGCTGAAATAATGCAAAGGCCGTGTTCATTGATGCCTTCACTCCAACGACTTAGTTTATCATCGATATAGAGTCTTTGTGTCCCATATCGATTTGACTGAGTGATCTCTACTTCTGTCTTATAGTTGCGATCGCGGTTTTTTGCCCCGATCCAACCAAAACCATTGACGTATTTAACAGCGACTACACACATATTTTTATCTTATTATGGTATTTATATAAATGTGCTATTCAGAAATCCAAGAACCATCAGCGATTCTCTTTTCTTTCAATTCTTCGAAGTCCTTTTCTTTAGTTCCACCATCGTATTCCCAAGCGTATCCTTTATCAACCATGACTTCATTGAGGGATTTTGAAAATTCTTCAGTAAACAACCATCCAAGTATTCGGCCATATTTTCCCTCTTTTTCAGTTTTAATTGTTAGATCGCTTCTTCTAAGCTGCTTAGCTAACCAATCTTTAGCTTCTAATCCAAGTTTCTTTTCGTAAAGATCTCTAGTTCGAGACTCTGGCGTATCAATTCCTGCTACTCTTACTCTTTCCTTTTTGGTAAGACCAAAACCTAAATCAATAATAACATCAATAGTGTCACCATCTACAACCTTAGCAATTTCTTTTATTTTATAAGTATACATCATCTTCATCTACTTCAACCTCTGATGATCCGCAAAAAGGACAATAATCAGCAACCTTGCATTCTCCATATTCGTCTTCTGAATCTTCAAACCATTCGACATAATAGTCAATATGACAATTTTGACATGTAATACTTTCTTTCATTATGCTTCACACGATGCGCAGTTTAATAAGTTACGGGATAGTTCTTGAGAAGGATTAGTGCCTCTATGATAATACAAGGTTTTTACACCTTGTTCCCACGCAAAAATAAGAAGCTGATTTACCTCTTTTACTGGTGTTTTAGGATGTATCATCAAATTAATCGATTGCGCCTGATCGATATATTTTTGGCGAATAGAAGCTTGAATAATGACTTCTTTTTGAGAAATTTCTCCAAATGTTTTAAAGACATCCTTTTCTTCTTCAGTAAAAAAATCTAAATGTTGAACAGAACCACCATTGACAAGGATTGATTTCCATGTTTCAACATCGTTTTTATCATATTTTTGAAGAACATTTTCTAAATATGGATTCTTATATGTGAACTTACCTTTAGCCAAATCTTTAACAAAGTAATTTGAATTTAAAGGTTCAACTGAAGGGGAGACTTGCCCTAAAATAAAACTGGAGGATGTAGTAGGAGCAATAGCCATCGTTGTAACATTTCTCATACCATAACCTTCAAGCAAAGGTGGTTCACCATATTTATTAGCTAGATCACAAGAAGCCTTATGTGATTTATCTTTTATAGAAGAGAATATTTGCCCAGATAACATTTTAGCTTCCATAGATTCAAAACTGACCATCTTACTTTGAAGATAAGAATGCCATCCAAGTACACCGATTCCTAGTGCACGTTGTCTTTGTGCGAACTTACGAGGAGCTTCCATATATGGAACATTATCAGTTTTACTAATAAACTCGCTCATAACAGCGTCAAGGAAATATGTCAATGTTTCAACAGCATCAGTGTCTTTCCAATCATCCCAATGTAATAGGTTTAATGATGATAGATTACAGACAAATGATTCATCTTTATTTGAATGAAGAGCGATTTCTGAGCACAAATTAGATGCATGAATTTTAAGATTTTTGTCCTTATAAACTTCTGGTGCACCATTATTCATATTGTCATCAAAGAAAATATAAGGGTAACCAGATTCAAATCTTTTTTGGATTACCTTTACCCATATTTTTCTTTTATCGCTGTCACCATCAATCATAGATTTCATCCAGTCATCAGAAACAGTAACACCAATAGACAAATTTTGAATAGGGTTACCATCACTACGAATCCTAAGAAACTCAAGAATATCTGGGTGATCGATAGGGAGGTACGCAGCGAAAGAACCACGACGAACATTAGACTGAGAAACAACATTTGTTACACTTTCAAATAATTCCATAAAATGAACTGGTCCATTTGATTTACCTCCTACAGAGATATCCGCACCTCGTTCACGTAAGTCACCAAAATAAGCAGATGTACCTCCACCAACTTTGGTCATCATACCAACCTCAGCTTGTTTTCCTAAGATTGATTCTAGAGTATCATCTATATATGAACCAAAGCATGAAATCGGAAGTCCACGCTTTTTTCCATAGTTCGCCCAAATAGGTGATGACAAAGAAAACCATCCATAAGACATATATTCCTGAAATTTATTAGAAAACCCGCTAATGCCAAGTTCATTTTCTGCAGCATCAGCTATTTCTTTAATCCTGTCTTCAGGAGATTCATTATCCATTAAGTATCCCCGCTCTAAAAATTTGCGGGAGTCTTCATTCAACCAATAGTATTGTTCCATAATTATTATCTATCAAAAAAGATCATCTTCGTCATATGACTTGTCCTTCTTAGAATATTCAGTAGGCCTCTTGAAGAAGAAGTCTGTTGAAGTATTTCCAAGTACATCTTCATCAAACCAAACTGTTTTTAAAAGTAAATCCTCGTCAATATCATCAAACACAGGTTCAATTCCAATTTGAGAAAGAGAATCGTTAAAGCGATTTTTCAAAAAGTTTTCAAGAATCGGTGTACTAAGATTTTCAGATTGGTATCCATTAACTGACCAAGCAATAATTTTACACTCTGCTTTATAGGCTTCTAGACATTCTGATCTAATTCTTTCAATTAGCTCTTCATCAAACAACTCAGGATGCTCTTCTTTAATCGTATTGACTAGTTTAATTCCAACTAGTGCATGAATATTCTCTTCACG